CTCACGCGTGCGAAAAATAGGAAAAATCGATAGGGGGGTTACCAAAATCCCTGGAAAGGTGGTGATTCGATGGCGGGTAGACCAAAATTGCCGGTCCAAGCAATCGTGGCAAATGGCAACAAGTCAATGCTCTCCAAGGAAGAGATAGAAGCCCGTCAAGCGGCAGAAGATGCGATCAAGCCCGCCAGTGATGACATCGAGAGGCCGACTTGGTTGGATGCTACAGGGCGAAAGATGTGGAACCGGATTGTAATGGAGCTGCAGGCGACAGAGATGATCACAAACGTCGATGTTTACGCCTTAGCAATCGCCTGTGACGCCTATTCCAAGTTCGTCCAAGCTTCCAAGGCGATCAAAAAAGACGGTCTTGTCCTAGAGCATAAGAACACCAAGGGAGCGACGAATAGGGTGGCTAACCCGAACGCCGCTTTGGCGAACTCATACGCGAAGATGTTCAAGTCCTTTTGCTCTGAGTTCGGTCTGTCTCCTGCAGCTAGAGCGCGTCTTGCCAAACCAAAAGACGTAAACGAGGATGATGAGGATGACGACCTCGACTAAGGCACATCCCACGACCCAATATGCGCTCGATGTGGTCGAGGGAAGGATTGTTGCAGGCAAGTACGTCATCAAGGCCTGTGAGCGACATCTGAGAGACCTGGAGAGACAAGGGGACGAGGGTTTCCCATATGTCTTTGACGAGGATAAGGCCAACAAGGTCTTTGAATTCGCCGAGAAGTATTGCAAGCACATTGAGGATGGTCTGGATGTCAAAAAAGGCGACCCGATAGTTCTGGATGACTTCCTTCAATTCATCACCGGTAGCATCTTCGGATGGGTTCATGAGCTAACTCGCATGAGGCGTTTCAGGAAGGCTTATGAGCAGGTGGCTCGGAAGAACTCCAAGTCCACAACTTTATCAGTGGTCGGCCTCTATATGTTCGCTGCAGACGGCGAGGGCGGAAGCCAGGTGTATACGGCTGCGACCATGCGCGAACAGGCCAAGGTGGTCTATGACGCAGCTGAGAAGATGGTTAAGGCGTCCAGGAAGCTCAAAAGCAAGATCAACACCCGGGTAAACAAGATGCTCCACAAGAGCAACGGTGGGAAGATGTTGCCACTCTCCAAAGAGACCAAGAGCATGGATGGTTTCAACCCTCATGCCGGCATCATTGATGAGTATCACGCACACCCAACTAGCGACATGTATGACGTCCTGGTATCGGGCATGGGGATGAGGCGGCAGCCGCTGCTATTCATCATCACGACAGCCGGATACGACATCAATGGCCCGTGTTACGAGGAATACGATTATTGTTGCAAGCTCTTGAATGGCGATGTGGAGAATGAAGAGTACTTCGCGTACATTGCCCAGATGGACACGCCAGAAGAGATTGAGGACGAGCGGAACTGGATCAAGGCAAATCCTCTCTTGGCGCGTACTGAAGAGGGGATGAAGTACCTCAGAAGCCAGTACACGACGGCTCAGGATAAACCAGGAGACCGCCGCAACGTCTGGACGAAGAACTTCAACATCTGGCTTGATCAGCGAGAGAATGGCTATATGGACATGGCAAAGTGGCGCTTATGTGGTGCCAGCGACCTGAACAAGTGGCCGGACCTACGCGGCGCGACATGCTTTGTCGGGATGGACTTATCCAAAAAGATCGACTTAACTTCATTGGCCTTTGAGTTTCCGCTATCTGATGGACGGTTTGCGGTTATTTCACATTCCTTCATGCCGGAAGAGACATTCAATGCCCGCATGGCTGGGGACAACGTCCGTTACGACCTCTGGCGGGATGCTGGGTGGCTCACAGTCACGCCGGGGGCTGTGGTCGATTACCGGATGGTCCAGCGTTACATGATCGATCAGGCCGCCGAGAATGATTGGAAGATCCAAGAGGTGTGCTATGACGAGTGGTCAGCTGGCCTCATATCTCAAGAGCTCGCTGATGAAGGTTTGACTATGGTAGAGATCGCCCAGCGAATGAATGTCCTGTCGGAGCCGACGAAGAACTTTCGAGAGATGGTTTACCAAAAGGAAATCATCCACGACAACAATCCAGTATTGCGGTGGGCGATGAGCAACGCCATCGAGAAACAAGACCACCGGGAGAATATCGCACTGGACAAGGCGCGATCCAAAAACCGGATTGACCCTGCGGCGGCTGTCATGAACGCTCATACCCGGGCGATGCTGAGACCGAAGCCGAAAAGGTCAGTCTATGAAGAAAGGGGGATGCGCACCCTATGAAGTGGCTCAAGAAAATAGATATCGTTTCTACGGTCCGCGAACTGCTTCTGGTTGCGGGCTTTTTGCTGTTGGGATACGGCGTCTGGCTCATCTATCAACCAGCCTCTTACATCGTCTGTGGGGCTCTGCTGATGTGGGTAGGGCTTCCCCCGCGCCGGAAGGGAGGTGATTGACACTGGGGCTGATTAGTAATCTCGTAAACAAGTCACCGGCCTACTCCATCGAGGACTTCGACCGACAGGTTCGGGAGCGAATCCAAGGCGGGAGAGTCAGTTCAGGCGTGGACGTCAACGAAGATAGCGCGATGAAGTTCATCACGGTTTACAGCTGCGTCCGGGTCCTGGCTGAGACAATCGCCTCACTGCCTCTGCACATTAACAAGAACCGTCCCGGAGGTGGTGCGGACAGAGCACATGACCATCCAGTTTACGACCTGCTGTACAACCAACCGAATGACGAGATGACAACCGTTACTTGGCGGCAACAGCAGATCGGGAATCAGGCGCTCTCAGGTAGGTGCTACTCCATCATCACTCGAAACAACAGAGGGCAACCAAAAGACCTGTATCCAATCATGTGGAATGAATGCACCCCTTTCCGAGATCAGTCAGATGGCAAGATTAAGTATCAGGTTGCCGATCGGGGAAATCATGAAGTCTTCCCAGCAGACAAGATATTCAGCGTTATCGGCATGAGTATGGATGGCATAACCGGTATCTCTCCAATCAGCATGGGAGCTGAAGCCATTGGAGCTGGTCTTGCTGCAACCGAGTTCGCAGGTCGATTCTATGCCCAAGGCATGAACATCGGCAGCATCTTAGAGTATCCAACGGCCATGTCCGATGTGGCTTATTCAAGGCTCAAAGAGGACATGGAGGCTCGGGGATCTGGGTTAGCGAACAGTTGGCGGCCAATGATCCTCGAAGAAGGGGCGAAGTTCAGCCGCATACCCATGCCGCTGTCTGACGCCCAATTCATCGAGAACCGCAAATTTACCCGTGATGAGATATGCGGGTTATTTCGCGTGCCGCCACACATGATTGCCAACCTGGAGCGCTCGACCAACAACAACATCGAGCAGCAGTCCATTGAGTTCGTTCAATACTCCTTGATGCCGTATCTGGTGGCTTGGGAGAAGGCGATCAACTGGAAGTTATTCACCCCGGCAGAGAGACAAGCTGGCTATCATGCCAAATTCAACGTCTCAGCCCTTATGCGCGGCGACTACAAGTCTCGCCAAGAGGGATTGGCTACGATGCGTCAGAACGGCGTCATCAACGCCAACAAGTGGCTTGAGATGGAGGACATGAACCCGATCGATGGCATCGAAGGTGAAGCTTACTTGGTCAACGGGACCATGATTCCGACATCCACTGCAGCTGGGAAGACCAATGACAATGGAGGGGGGTGAACAAAATAGCCAAGGTCAATATCAAGGGAGTTATCGTATCCAACGATGATCTGGAGATTTATGAATGGTTTGGGATTGATGCAGTCAGTCCGAAGGCTGTAGAGGAACAGATTGCAGAAGCTGACGGCGACGACTTGGTGGTGGATATTAACTCGGGCGGCGGGGATGTATATGCCGGATCGGAGATTTATTCAATCCTCAAGGAGTATAAAGGGGACGTCACAGTCCGAATCCTTGGCATCGCAGCTAGTGCCGCATCTGTTATCGCTATGGCCGGAAAAAAGACGCTCATATCACCAACAGCCCAAATCATGATCCACAACACATCGACAATTGCATGGGGTGACCACAGAGCGCTCAAGCATGAATCAGAGGTCCTGAAGAATTGGAACAAGTCCATCGCCAATGCCTACATCCTCAAGTCAGGGATGAGCGAAGAAGAGGCGCTAAACCTCATGGGCAAGGAGACATGGTTCACCGCCCAGCAGGCCAAAGAGAAAGGCCTCGTGGACGAGATCATGTTTGACAACCACGACGCACCGCGACTTGCTGCAAGCCTGGGGGCTGCTCAACTGCTG